ACCAGAGCTATGGTTGAGCTTGCCAACCGACAGGGCAAGGAAGATCTCGTTAGTCTATCGGATCTGGCAACCCTGCAGCATAAATCTCTATCCTATCTTGAGCCGCTTTTCAAAAAGTTAAAGGACGCTGGCCTGGTGGAAAGCAAGAAAGGACCAAACGGTGGATACAGGACTACTGACCCCCGTCAGATTACAGTGGCAGCCATTGTTACTGCGATCACCGGGGATGAGCCAGACCCTGATCCAGTATGGTGCAGGGTTCAGCAGCGCGTAGAGAGTAACTTGCTCAACTACACGTTGTTCGATCTGAGCCGATAACGGCAACCCTATATTGCGGCGTAGGGCCAATGATGACTGCGCAGGGTGTGATGTGACAGAGGATCAAGCATGAAATCAGATGAGATGGTAGAAAACGAATTACTTGAGGCAGAGGCTCAGATCAAGGCGGTATGCGCCAGGTACGGACTCACGCTGACTGACTCAATGGGTTGTCACGCTCTCGAATTGATCAGCACTCAAGAGCATCCTAACGGTGATTTGCATGTGGTTTCAATGGCGTTCGATGCCAATGATGACTGCGCAGGGTGTGATGTGACAGAGGAGAAATGAGATGATTGTTTCAAATGAATATGTAGATTCGCTTTTTGAAGGCACAAACTTTGGCGAGTCAATCAATAGCTGCGTTGAGGAAAAACGTAAACTGATCGCCAAAACATTACGCAATCAGATTGATGGGTATTGGTCCGGACACACTGCATACCACATCGCTGTTCATGGCGGGTTTCTGGTTGACTCCAAACGCAGTACTCACAAGAGGCTCACTGCGCTAGGCGCGGCATTTCTAACCCAGCACTAAGACGGAAAAATTGATTATGGACGCCAAGGTAGAGCGAAGACTGGGAAAGCTTTTGGCGCTGGCTGAGAGAGGTGTCGAGGGCGAGAAAGACACTGCTCAGCGGATGCTAAGTAACCTGCTGCAGAAGCATGGGATGACGCTTGATGATTTTACTGGTGATGCCAGGGAGATGTGCTGGTTTAAGTATGGCGGAGGCCCTGCTTTCAGATCGCTAATGAATCAGATAGTCCTCTCTGTCATTGGGAGGGAACGAGACCGGTACACATCGCCAGGACATCGTAGCTGCTTAGGCGCTGAGACTGATCCGGCTGAACGGGCTGAGATATTACTCAAATATTCAGTATACGCCAAAGGGTTGAAAGAGCAGCTGGATACGGCGCTTGAGGCATTTGTTCACAGGCATCATATTTTTGCAGATTCCGACGATGATAATAGCGATGAGAAGGAGCGTACACCGGAGGAGTTGGCGAGAATTCGTAGGATGTTTGTTATGGCGAATGCTATGCCGTCTGTAGACGTGCGGCAGGGTTTGGAGCAGTTTTGATAGCAGCAAAACCAACCACGGAAAAATTGCGCAGGATTTTAGCACCAAGCAAATCAGCCACTTAAAAACACCCCACCAGGTGGGAAAAGAGGAACAACCATGAACATCAGCGAACTTAAATCAGAAGTAGAGAGCATGATCGAGCAGCTAGCGCCGGTTGACTGGAGCAACCCTAAAAACCTCAGTCCGCAAGGCATTGGGTTCTGCAACCTGATGGCGGCTACCAAGCTGTTGATGCAGCCTCAAAACCAGATGGCTATGTACCAGAACGCACAGCGCAAGTGGCTGAAGATGTGGGGGTTCGGATGAGTGACTCAAGAGAACAAGTTTCAGTACGGGCTAAGTCAGTGCTGAAGCTGGACACAGGGGAGAGCAATCTTGATTACACCTATGAGCAAGGCGCGTGCATTGACGGAGTAGCCAAGAACATGATTCACGCTATCGTGTTCAACAAAGGAATTACCGAAGCGAGACAGTTCATCGATTCGTATCTGTCTACCTATGAAGAGGGGTGGCGTGATGAGTGAAGAACTGAAGCCGTGCGCACATTGTGGCAGTGATGCAGTTAACTACCGCCCGACAGATGACCACGAGTCGCAAATGATCGAGTGCCGGTTCTGTGGGTCTGCGATACAAGACCATTTCGCGTCAAAGTCGGAACTATTCTCAATGTGGAATAAACGACCGTCAATCACCCTAGACCAAGCCAAGCAGGTACTGGCAGAGGAGGGGATGGTGGCGATGCCTGAAAGTCTAGATGCTAACCAAAGACACCAGATAAAACTCCAAGGTGATTATTGCATGCAAGAATGCGAGGAGTTCTATGACATGGTTCTGAAAGCAGCACAGGCTAAACCAGGCGCTAACCCAATATAATAGACAAACGGAGGGGTTATGATCAAATATCTAGTGATTCACTGTGCGGACACTCCCAATGATCGAGAAGTTGAAGCGGCAGATATCCACCAATGGCATCTTGAGCGAGGCTGGTCTGGCATTGGGTACAATTATGTCATCCAGCGCGATGGCACACTTGAGAACTGCCGGCCGGATTTTTGGGAAGGCGCTCATGTTGCAGGCCATAATCATCATAGTCTTGGCGTTTGCCTTGTGGGACGGGATGAGTTCACAGCAGAACAAACCGCAAAGTTGAAGAACCTGCTCTACTTCCTGAAGTTCAAATACCAGGATTCGGAGATCGTCGGGCACTATCAACTGGATGAAGGCAAAACCTGTCCAAACTTCAACGTTCCTGCTTGGGTTAAAGAGCATATGCCAAAGGTGCAATCATGAACTGGCTAGATAAACTTAAAGACTACGCACCGTCGATTGCATCAGCAGTCCTATCCGGCGGCGCTACACTGCCTCAGCTTGCTTACAAGGCGATTGCAGACGCAACCGGCCTAGACATATCATCAATGGAACAAGCGCAAGCAGCGATAGAGTCTGCCAGTCCTGCTGAACTTCTGGCATTAAACCAGGCCGAGTACACGTTCCAAAAAGAAATGGAACAGTTACTAGTTGAGAGTCAGCAGATAGTTAACAAAACAATGCAAGTCGAAGCCAATTCAGATCTCTGGTGGGTGTCTGGTTGGCGTCCATTTATCGGGTTTATCACAGGTGCGGCGTTCTTCGTCTGCGTGTGTTTTGTCTGCTGGTTAACGTATCAAGCTATCGAGTCAGAAAGCCAGGATGCGATGCAGATGATTCCTCAGATCATATTCAACTTTACCACTCTGTTCAGCATACCCGGCGCTATCCTTGGAATCGCATCACACCACAGGGGCAAAGAGAAGCGAGACAGAGCCAAAGTCTGATACAATACGGCTATAATTTAATCAGGAGATAGTCATGGCACGTAAGAAGAAAGGATCGTCGCATAAACCGAAAATGAACCCAGGCCAATCGCGCAAGCGTAAGCCGAAAAAGCCATAGGCATTAGTCATGGACAGCTCACTGATACCGTTCATTGTCATCCTCACGTTGACCTTGGTAACGCTAAGGAATGGATCAGACACGCCGAGAGGATTCGCTTGTATCGCTGTCCTGTGGTCAACAGTGCCGGGGTATCTGATTTATGATTCTAGCTGGTATAGGCCGATCGTTGACGCACTCGGGTCATACGGCTACCAGTCGGCAACGCCTCTTCTGGCAATACTCGCTTTATCATTCATTCGAGACAAACTCGCATCGATTCTGATGTGCTTGTTTAGTATGCTAATATTGGCAAACATCTATTTCTGGTGGCAAGAAGGCAACGGGCATCAGATCCAGATTATTCAGCAATCAATAGTCTGGATGGTATTTGTGACAGAGGTTTTACTGATGTTATCGCCGAGGCTGACGAATGGAATACATGGAGTTGTTCAGCGATTTAACTTGGCTCGAAATATTGCAGCGATTGATTATACTCGTATCATTAGCTACTTTCGCTCTAAGGCGAACATTGGCAAGAATCAATCATGAACGAGATAGCATCAGCAGCAGCGCAATCGATTGTAAACTATCCGGTGAAGAATGCAGTAAGTGCCGCTGGCATGATAACGGGTGCGACGGTAGAGGCTAGCACAAGTCCATTTGCGCCATATATCGGATGGATCGGCGATGCAGCTATCATTGTTGGATTCTTGGTCCCCTGTGCGCTCCTGTACAAAGCCTATATAGACATTCAGATAGCAAAGGTCCAGTTAGCCAAAGAAGGTCGAAGAGAGGCAGATAAATAATGCCAGATCATACAAAGAACGAGCGCAAGAAGACAGCCAAGAAAGTCTCTCGCAAGATCAGGAAGCTTAAGGCAGAAGGCAAGCCTCAGAAGCAAGCAGTGGCTCAAGCTATTGGTACAGTGACTCCTAGCAAGGTTAAGAAGCCCAAGAAAAGGAGATAAGCATGTGTCCAGACTGCGTTAAGATTAAAGACAAGCCCATGACCTACACCAGATGTAAGGAATGTGGGGATTGGCGCAAGATGAACCCTGCTGAGATGGAGAAGGCTAAGAAGCCATGGAGATTTGACGGCAGCGGCCAGGCAACAAAGAGATATTGATCTATAGAGGTGGATGAGATGAGCAGCGAGCTAACAACGACTGAAGCACTCGAAGGTGAATACATCGCAGCAGGTGATGCAGAGCATACCTTTGATGCTCAAGACCCTATTTCTGATTCAATGCGAGACGCTATTGCACGACAGCAGCAGGCATTCTCAGCACAGTCAGCTCAGCAGAATCAAATGGATGCATTACGGCAACAGCAATATGCATTCGGCCAAGCTGCAGGATTAGGGGGATTTAGTGGTTCAGGTGGACTTGGTGGTATAGATAGCGGATTAAGATTATTTAGATAAGCACGCACCTTAGAGGCGGTAAAGATGGCAGATTTAAACAAATTCGAGTTTGGCCAAGTCATAAGGGCAAACATGAGGCAGGATGTATCAACAAACATCGGCCTGAGGTTTATCCTGCAGCCAAAGAACGGCACGCCAAAGAATTCAAACGCTGAGACGAGTTCAAATCAGCCGCCTAACTCAATCATCAGAACTGGAGTTGATGGTGTTGTTGTCGGTACTGTAGCCGTAGCAGTAGGCGATGAGATTTTTGCAGCAAACGAATACCTTGAGTACACAACAAAGATCGATGATCTTGATATCTCAGGATTGTGGAGAGTAAAGGGGGAGGCTGATATTTCAAGCACTAGCAAAGTGGTAGGAGACTATCGAAACATTACTGTATTAGACTGAGGATAAGACAATGCCAGGACATACACCGAAAGAGAAGAAGAAGCGCAAGAAGCGTAAGCCAACATTTAAATAACTGATTAGCCTATCGCACGGCTTAAAGAGGCGCTGATATGAAGAGTGGAACCAGTAGAGCAAACACAATCAGAGAGACGAAACGAAAGGAAGTTTTAGAGGCTCTGAAGGCTAGGGGGTTGATTCAAAAGGTTATTGATACAGCTGATGAATTAGCTGACTTGAAGAAACCAATGGAAGCGGTTGAAGTACAACGACTTAAGGCTGCGACCGACACAAGGTTAGCTTTGATTAAGAAGTATCTACCAGACATCAAGCAAACAGAACTAGTAGGCGAGGAAGGCGCAGACATTAAGACAGTAACCAGAGTGGAGCGAATCATTGTCAACGCTACAGATACCGACAGCTAAGGTGTTCACTCCGTTACTGCATCCTGCCCGATACAAAGGAGCATGGGGCGGCAGAGGGTCAGGGAAGTCTCACTTTTTCGGAGAAATGCTTATTGACGACAGCCTCTGTGAAAAGGGGCTTTTGTCTGTCTGCATCCGAGAGGTTCAGAAGTCGCTCAAAGACTCAGCCAAGCGATTGCTTGAGGGTAAGCTGTCTGATCTAAGGTTAGGAGAAGTAGACGGATTCAAGATATTCAAGGATGTGATACAGACTCCTGGTGATGGTGCGATCATCTTCCAGGGTATGCAAGACCACACAGCCGAATCTATCAAATCGCTTGAAGGATTTAAACGAGCCTGGATAGAGGAGGCTCAAACCCTGTCAACTGTATCTCTAAGGCTATTGCGGCCCACCATCCGCGCAGAGGGTTCAGAAATATGGTTTAGCTGGAACCCTCGCCGCAAGACTGATCCAGTTGATATGCTACTCAGGCAAGGACAAGGCCCGACAGATTCAGAAGTGGTCAGGGCTAATTGGTGTGATAACCCTTGGTTCCCTTCTGTGCTTGAGCAAGAGCGCCTTGATTGCCTTAATTCACAGCCGGACGAATATGATCATGTTTGGGACGGCGGATACGCAACAGTCACATCAGGCGCTTATTTCGCTAAATCATTAGCGCAGGCCAGGACAGAGGGCAGGTTGGGAAAGGTTGCCCCTGATCCATTGCTGACTTATAGAGCGTTTATCGATATCGGCGGTACAGGAGCAAAAGCAGACGCTTTCACAATGTGGATTGCGCAGTTTGTCGGCAGAGAGATAAGGGTGCTGAATTATTACGAGGTCCAGGGTCAGCCACTCGGCGCACATCTTGAATGGCTGAGGGAGCAAGGATACACCACATCGAATACGCAGATCTGGCTACCTCATGACGGCTCAACTAATGACCGAGTGTATGATGTATCATATGAGAGCGCGTTTAAGGGCGCTGGGTATGAAGTTACGGTTGTTCCGAACCAGGGCAAGGGTGCAGCGAAAGCACGCATAGAAGAGGTTAGAAGGCTGTTCCCGTCGATGTGGTTTAACGAGTCAATGTGTGTTGGCGGAATAGATGCTCTCGGCTGGTATCACGAAAAGAAAGATGAGGTAAGGAATATCGGACTTGGGCCAGAACATGATTGGGCATCACATGGTGCTGATGCATTTGGCTTAATGTGTGTTGTATATGAACCGCCTGGCAGTAACAAACCCATAAAACTAAACTTCGGTTCTGAATGGTAACGGCATGGCAGACGATAAAGACAAAACAGATCACGACTTAGCCCTGAAGCGGTTTAATGTCGTTCAGGACAATGAGAAGAATCAGCGCGAGTTAGGCGTTGAAGATATCCGCTTTGCTCACACAGAGGATGGGCAATGGGATGACCTGGCCAAAGAGAAACGCGCCGGTCGGCCAATGTACACAATCAACCGCATCGCTGGTGCATTAGATCAAGTAACGGGCGATCAGCGTCAGAACCGGACTGATATCAAGGTGCGTCCTGTATCGGGCGGGGCTGATGAGGATAGGGCAACAATCTTTAACGGGCTAATCCGTAACATTGAGGCGCAGTCAAAAGCATCGAACGCATATGACTCAGCATTTGATGAGCAGATCGCAGGCGGTTATGGTGGCTGGCGTGTAATCACCGAGTTCAACGATGATGATAGCTTTGAGCAGGACATTAAGATCAAGCCTATTCCATCAGCCACAACCTCGCTCTGGTTTGACCCATCAGCCAAGGAATACGACAAGCGTGATGGCAATTGGGCGTTTCTAACCACTGAGATGCAACTTGAGGACTTTGAAGAGCAGTTCCCGGATGCAGAGGCAACGAGCTTCGATCAGAACATTACAAACCTTCGCTCATGTTCATCCTGGTTTAACCGGGAAAACAACACAGTCAGAGTTGCGGAGTATTGGGTCAAGAAGCCTATAACCCGAAAGATTGCGTTGATGTCTGATGGGCGCGTTATTGACCTGGGCGAAGAGAAAGCCGTTCTCGATGAGTTAGCCCTTGAAGGCGTGACGATTGAACGTCAGCGTTCTGTCGATTCCTTCAGGGTAGAGATGCGCAAGATGAACGGAGTCGGGTTTATCTCTAAGGCTCAAAAGTGGGCAGGTAAATACATCCCATTGATTCCGCTGTTCGGCAAGGTCACAGAGATCGAGGGCCAAACGTTTGTAAGGGGATTGGTGCGCTTTGCAAAAGACCCGGCACGAATCTACAACTACGAGACATCAGCGAAGGTTGAGACAACAGCCCTGACACCTAAAGACCCTATTTGGATCACTACTAAACAGGCAGAGGGACATACTGATCAGCTTGAAACGTTCAATACACAAAACCATCCGTTCATGCTGTACAACTCAGACCCTACAGCACCAGGAGCCCCGCAACGAGGCGGAGCGCCATCTGTTCAACAGGCGATGATTGAGCAGACCGTTCAGGCTGAGAGAGACATACACGCGACGACAGGCATCTTTCCTGCTGCTATGGGCGATGCTCCGCAGTTGCTCAGCGAGAAGTCAGTAATATCTCAGGCTCAAAAGGGTGAGCGCGGATCGTTTATTTTCTCTGACAACTTGGATAAGTCGAAGGAATACACCGGCGAGATCCTTGTTGATCTGATCCCGAAGATTTATGACACAGCCAGAATTGTTCGCGTTATGAATATTGACGGAACCAGCGAAGAGGTTCAAATCAATCAGCAGGCGCTAGACGACTTTAATCAGCCCCTTATTGACCGGCAGACAGGAGAGCAGGTTATTGTTAACGACCTAACTGCAGGAAAGTATGCTGTTGATGTGGATACAGGCCCAGCGTTTAACACTCAGCGCCAGGAGTCAGCATCACAATTGATCGAGCTAGCAAATGGGAACCCTATATTTGGGCAAGTGGCTATCGATCTGATCGCTAAAAACCTGAACGTATTGGAGAACGACGAGCTAACCAAGCGCGTGCGTCGTCTGATGATCAAGCAGGGCATTGTTGACCCGACCGAAGAGGAAGCGGAAGAGTTGGGATTGAACCAGCCGCAACAACCAGATCCACAGCAAACAGCCATCACTGACAATATCAATATGCAGTCAGAGAAGCTGATTAGTGATATAGAGAAGCAGGACGCCGAGACCCTGAAGACACGAATGCAGGCGCAGGCTGAGACGATTAAAACGTATGAGACTCTGATCAAGGCATACAAGACCCAACAAGAGGCAGGCATCCCGCTTGGATTAGACGAACACCAGATCAGAAAGGATCACCTAGCGCTTGTAGAATTAGGGCAGGATGGGGTGGTATTGCCTGACCAGTAAATAAAATTTATACTATATTCGTTACCTATAAGGTTTACGCTATACCTCAAATAGCGGCTGAGACTCTTAGAGGCTATTCAAATGACAGAAGCTGCACAGGCTGAAGAACACGACATCTATGCTCATGACGGGGAGCCAGAAGTAGAGGCGCAACCGGAAGAACAGCAAGAAGAGGTTGTAGAGGACAGTCAAGCCGACCCAGCACCGGCACAGGAAGAAAGTGTTGATACTCCTGCTGAGCCTGATGGTGTTCAGAAACGGATCAACAAGATTACGGCTGATAAGTACGAAGAGAAACGCCGTGCAGACGCGCTCCAACAAAGGCTTGATGCCTTAGAGCAGCAACAGCAGGCCCCTCCTCAGCAGCCAAGTACAGCAGTGCCAACGCTGGAACAGTTTGATTTCGATGATGCCAAGTACCAGGCGGCTTTAATCGATCATAAGGTAGACCAGCGATTTGCACAGCAGCAAGTTCAGCAGACTCAAGCACAGGAAACAACACGGGTAACAGCGATCAATAATAGCTTCAATGCTCAGGTCGCAGATTTCACCGCAAAGAAACCTGACTATCAGGAAGTAATCGGGAACGTGCCGACATTGCCTGCTCAAACGCTTGAAACTGTGATGACGATGCCCAACGGTGCAGAAGTAGCGTATTTCCTTGGCCAGCATTTAGATGTGGCTGATGAGATCGCAACGGCTAGCCCAATAATGGCAGCGATGCGGCTTGGTGAGATTCGTGCCCAATTGGCCAATGGAAAACCTAAACCAAAACCTAGTGCAGCGCCTGACCCAATCGCTCCAATTTCTGCAGGCGGAAAGATCGCCAGCAAACGAGGGCCGAAGGGTGCAACATTTGAATAAAGGAGCCTCTAATGGCTAATAATTTTGACAGTAACTTCACGCGGAAACTAGCCCGTGTGTTTTTGGAGAAGTTTGAAAACAAGCGTGTGATGTCTAAGAACGTAGACACGCAGCTTCTCCAGGGTCGTTTCGCCCCTGACACTGGTGATACGGTAGACTTTAAACGACCAACTGACTACACCAGTAAGCGTACTCCTACCGGTGACGTTTCGGGAGAAACAAAGAACGATATCATCACAGGCAAAGCATCTGGTGTTGTTCAGGATTACTTCACTGTATTTGTTGATTACGACGAAGCAGACGAAGCGATCAAAATGGATCAACTTGATGAGTTGCTTGCACCTATGGCTACTCGGATCGTTACGGATCTCGAGCTTGATTTCGCCAGCTTTATGCTCAAGAACACCGCGCTACTAGCGGGAACCGTGGGCACTGCAGCAGACACCTGGGATGACATCGCAGAAGCTGGTGCGATCATGGAGGCAACCGGCGTACCGCAGGACGGTGACTGGATGTATGCGGTCAATCCGTTTACCCAACGCAAGCTTGCAAGCACCAACCGGAGCCTAGGCGCTGGCGGTGTGGCTGGCGAGTTGGTCAAGACGGCGGTTGATAAGGCGATCATTGCAGATAACTTCGCGGGCCTGAAGGTTATGACTGCAACCACTTTGGCTAACTACAACACCCAAGCGGGCGCTGATCGGGCTGGTA